GAATATATGACAACAGAAGAAAAGCTATTAATGGTTAAGCCAGATGATTGGAATTTCTTTTGCCAAGCTGGTGCTATGATAGAGAAGAAAGATGAGCATGGTAATTTATCTGGTTATGAGCCTAATTTCAAATCAGAAAACAGAGATAACTTACAAGAAACATATTATGATAAGATTATTCTCGGCAAAGCTCCTTCATGGGTTAAGGTTTATATATTAAACCAGTACCAGGCATTAATGGACGGGAAACCAGTTTATCCTACGTTCAGGAGAGATACTCATGTATCAAAAGAACCTTTGCAGCCGAATGATCAAAATGATGTAGTTGTTGGCATAGACTTTGGTCGCTCCCCTTCAGCAGTCTTTTGTCAGCAACTACATACTGGCAGATGGATAGTATTCCATGAAATCATTGGTAAGGACATGGGTGCTATTAGGTTTGCTGAAATACTTAAAAGGGAGATAGCCAAGAATAAATGGGATCATCTTACTATGAAGTTTATTGGTGATCCTGCTGGAAATCAAATGGCTCAAGTATCAGAACATACTCCATTTATGATGTTACGGGCATCTGGTATATCTGCATATCCAGCACCATCTAATGACATTTCAGTTAGAGTTGAAGCCGTTGAATCTGTAATAAACAGAATGGCTGATGGTTTGCCATGTTTAACTGTAAGTCCTACTTGCACTAGTTTGATATCTGGGTTTGAAGGTGGTTATCAATTTAAGCGAATGTATTATATGGGCAATGAGAGATACGAAGAAAAGCCTGATAAAAACAGATTTTCGCATTGTCATGATGCGTTACAATATGCGTTTCTGGGAGGTGGAGAAGGCAGAAGAGTTATGCTTGGAGGACAACGTCCTTCGACCCCCACTACTGTTGAGAGGGCAAGCAATCCTTTTGCACGTTTAAAAAGACGTAATAGAGATAGAGATAAAGGAAGTGTAAGAGCATTATGAAGTGGATAATTTGCTTTACAGAAAGTGAAAACATTGGAATGTGGAAGGTGTTTACTAAAAAGCACCACGGATTTTCTCATGTTTTTGCCGTTCATTATGATGTTCATTTAAAATTATGGAAAAAAGTAGAGTTTACTACCCAAGGTTTTAACATTGAAGTGTTAAAAGGTAGTAAGGCTGATGAATTAGTTTTGTTTATGCTTGTTTGCTGTAAATGTATTGAATATGAACCAAAGGATAAACCTATATACATACCTAGATTGATGTATTGCGTAAGTTTTATCAAACATCTTTGTAATATCCGCAAATTTTGGCTTTTAACTCCTTATCAATTGTATTGTGAATTGCTAAAGCGAAAAGGAAAGGTCATTTTTGACGGGAAAGATTTAGAGGAGCCAATTAATGGGATCAAACAAAACACCAACAGTCGCAAAAGACCCAGAGTTAGAAAGACAAAGGGCTGAACAGGCTCGTATAAATAAAGAAAACGAAGCTAAGCAAACGGCTCTTAAAGAAGATCAAACTCGCAAACAAAATCAAAACCTAATTGGTCAGGCTTCTTTGCAAGATGATGAGATGGGTGATTTTAGTGGTTACAGACGCAAAATGATGGGTGGTAATAAAAATGCGTGATGAAACTGGTGGAGATGCTAGTCCAATACCAGCTAGTGGTGTTAGTTCAGATCAAGCTGATTTTCAAAAGGTTATGGATAGATACAAGAAAGCCAAAGGTAAATGGTCTAATTGGTCTGACATATGGGAAGAAATATATGATTATGTATTGCCTCATAGAGAAAGCTTTCATGGAGAGTTTGCTGGACAAAGACGTACTGAAAACATTTATGATGAAACGGCAGTAACTGGTTTACCTAGATTTGCATCAAGATTACAACTTGGCTTTTTCCCTCCTAATGGAAGAGCTTTTAAGCTTGCACCTGGACCTGAATTCCCACAAGAAGAGATTTCTACAGATTTACTTAAAGAACTTGATGACATAACTGAACTTTTGCATGAAGGATTGCGTAACAGTAACTTTAATTCAGAGTTTCACGAAGGTCTGCAAGATTTAGGTATAGGCACAATGAATATGCTAGTTGAGTCTGGTCGTTTTGTTGGCGATTTACATTTTACTGCCGTTCCTCCTACAAACATTGCTTTGCTATCTGGTGCTATGGATATGGTTACAGATTGGTTTAGATGGAATAATGAGTGTGATATTACAGACATTAAACTTAGATATCCTCATGCTAAATATTCATCTGAAATGATAAATGCACAAAAGCGTGATCCCAGACGTAAGACTAAATTAATCGAAGCTACTATGTATGATAGTGACGATAAGTTTAAAGATGAATTTACTTATTATTTAATATCAGAAACAGACAAGCATATTCTTTATAAAAACAAACTTGTTGGTCGTGGTTCTCTTCCTTGGATTACAACACGTTGGTCTAAAAGTGGAATGGAAGTTTGGGGACGAGGTCCATTATTACAAGCAATGCCAGCAATTAAAACATTGAATCTGACAGTACAGTTAATCCTGGAAAATGCTGAAATGGCTATAGGTGGTGCATATGTCTATGATGATGATGGTGTATTTAACCCTGACAATATAACAATTCAACCTGGTACATTTATTCCTAGAAGTCCTGGAAGTACCATGGAAGCTTTACAAAGTCCTGCAAGGTTTGATGTTGGTCAGTTAATTTTAGAAGATATGAGAAGGAATGTAAGAAAAGCATTATTTATTGATGAACTTGATTCAAGACCTAATGCTAAAACTCCTTTATCTGCAACTGAAGTTTCTGAGAGATTAGCTGACGTAGCAAGAGACATGGGAGCTGTTGCAGGTCGTATGCAAAAGGAATTTCTTCACCCATTAGTAGAACGTGTTGTTGCTATATATTCTGAACAAGGTTTGCTTGATATTCCAAAGGTAGATGGAAGGCAGATAAGGATTGTTCCAGTATCGCCTTTATTGAGGGCTCAAGATCAGCAAGACGTAGCTGACTTTGTACGTTTTCAGCAAACTGTTGCTGGTACATTTGGTCCAGAGATAACTCCAGCTTTATATAATCAAGAAAAGGTTATTAAATATTTAGCATCTAAATTTGGTATTAAAGAAGAGTTATTAGCTAGTAGACAAGAGGTGCAAGGCAATATTGAAATGGCTATGCAGTTAATGCAGCAACAACAACAAGGAACTTTGGGTCAATGACAAAGGAGAAGTTAAATGCGTCATTTGATGGTAGGTCGTATACTTCTGAAGTTGAAGCTGATCTTAATAGCAAAGCCTCTGCATTATTTTCTACGGGCATTGGCAAATCTTTTCTTCAATATCTGGAAAACATTACAACAAATAACATTCACGGTGCGGGGTTGGGAATTGAATCTCTTGCTCACTTTGAAGGTCAAAGATGGGTCGTAGCACTTATTAAAGCAAGAACTGAAAAAGGTAAAAAAAGTGAGTGAGGCTTGGCAAAGAAAAGAAGGAAAGAATCCTGAAGGTGGTCTTAACGCAAAAGGTAGAGCTTCTCTTAAAGCTAAAGGGCAAAATATCCAAGCTCCAGTTTCTGCAAAACAAGCTAAAGATAGTCCAAAGAAAGCTTCAAGAAGAAAAAGTTTTTGTAAAAGAATGGGTGGAATGAAAGCAAAGTTAACAAGTTCAAAAGTAGCAAATGATCCAAATAGTAGGATTAACAAAGCATTAAGAAAATGGGACTGCAATTAAAACAAGGAGCTAAAATGTCTGATGAACAAACAATTACAGAAAGCAATGAAAGCCAAGATCAATCGTATACCGAAGGTGGAAGTACCATCTCTACCGATTCAGGAGAACAGAACGAAGTTGAAAGACCTGATTGGCTTCCTCCAAAGTTTGAAACTCCTGAGCAATTGTCTCACTCATATCAAGAGTTGGAAAGAAAGTTTCATACAAGGCGTGATGAAATTAAAAACGAACTTGTGGGAGAACTTAATGAAGAAGCTTCGGAACATTCTCCCATAAGTCCTGGAGATTACGTGGTTGAGTTATCTGATCAAGACGGCAATCCTATTGAAGTAAATCAAGATGATCCTATGCTTGGTTGGTTTAGAGACAAGGCTCATAATTATGGTTTATCAAATGATGAGTTTGGAGACCTTGTAAGTGAGTATACTAATATGCAAGCTTCAAGTGGTCCTGATTGGGAAACAGAAAGCCAAGATTTAGGAGAGCATGCTGATAGACGTTTGGAACGTGTTGATACCTGGGCAAATTCTACTTTATCTGAAGATGCTTATAGTACGTTTGCAGCAATACCAGCATCTTCAGCTATGGTTAAAGCATTTGAAGAAATCATGCAGTTAAATGGTCAGCCTAAATTTAACATGACTTCTTCTACTGAATTTCAAGAAACCGTAAGTAAAGCTGATTTAATGTCTGCACAACAAGATCCAAAATACTGGAGAAATGGGGGTGATCCGTCTCATATAGCTAAAGTTAGAGCTATGGCAGAACAGTTATCAAAGAGACGTGCATAGCAATGTGAATTAACAAGGTCTTAGTTTTCTGAAAGATTAGAGTTGCTAGAAGGCTCGTACAACTTGCTTAGAAGCCCAGAAATGGAACAACTTCAATGTAGTAGGTAAGCGAACAACCAGAATAGTAGTAAATTTTAACTTTTAATACGGAGGCTTTAATGGCTACACCAAGCATTAGCACTTCCTTTATTGAAGAATTTGAATCTGGCGTTCATATGGCTTACCAAAGAATGGGTTCTAAGCTAAGAAATACAGTTCGAACAAGAAATGGAGTTAAGAACAAAACTACATTTCAGAAAATCGGTAAAGGTTTTGCGACAACAAAAGCAACTCATGGATCAATTGCACCCATGAATCTTGCACACACTAACGTCAATGTCACATTAGAGGATTATTTTGCTGGAGAATGGGTCGATGACCTAGACCAGTTAAGAATAAACCATGATGAGATGATGGTTGCTCAACAGTCTGGTGCATATGCACTAGGAAGAAAAACTGATGAGTTAATTATTAATCAATTGACTGCAACTACATCTGCACACGATGAAACCACAAATGGAATTACATTGGCTTGGTGTTTAGAGCTTATGGAAAAATTCGGTAATAACGAAGTTCCTGATGATGGTAAAAGATTTTGTGTTGTTGGTTGGGAACAATGGTCCCAGCTTATGTCACTAGATCAATTCTCAAGGTCAGAGTATGTTGGCGAAAATGATCTTCCTTTTCCAAGCGGTATGACTGCTAAAAGATGGTTAGGCTTTATGTGGTTTCCACATTCTGGTTTATCTGGGAAAAATGGATCAGGTGCTGCGGGAACTACTCATAAAGAGTGTTACGCATACCATAGTGACGCCATTGCACACGCAATTGGTGCTGATATAACCTCAAATATGCAATATCACAACGATAAGGACAGTTACTTTGTATTGAATAAAATGCAACAGAATTCAGTCTTAATCGATGCTGAAGGTGTATTTGAACTTGAACTTAAAAATTAGGAGGTAGAAACATGGCTTTTGTACAAGCAAATCTAAGTTTAGTTTCCTATTCAGGTAATGGGTTTCACATATGGCACTATACGACAACAGACGCTTCTACAGTAGTAGATGGAGCTGGTTATTTTAATAGCATGGCTAATGAGATGAATCTTGGCGATGTTATTTATGCTAACACGGCTACTGGTGGAACTCCTGTGTATGGGCAGTTTGCTGTTAGTGCTAATAACGGAACAATAGTTGATGTAAATAACATCACCACCCTAAGTGCTTCGGATAGTGACTAATGGCTAAGAAGCCAACAAAAACTAAGGTGGAGGTGGCTGTAAAGGCTACCTCTCCTTCCTCTGGTTACAAAGTAACTTTCGGTTCAAAAGTAAAATTAGGAGCAAAAGTAAATGCCCAAAGCAAGTGATGG